CCAGCCCTAAATATTATATATGATAATAAAAATTAGTAAAATATCTAATTAAATATATTTTACTAATTTTTAGTATTAGATTAACTAAATGTTAATTGTTAAACGTGAAGTAAAGATAGCTGTTGTTGGGCATGTAGATTCTGGAAAATCTACAACTGTTGGTGTTTTAATATCAGATAAGTTAGATGATGGTAATGGTAAGGCAAGAGAGGTAATATTAAAGCATAAACATGAAAAAGAATCTGGAAGGAGTTCTAGTATATCTGTAAATCATAAAATTATAAATGATAATGCCATAACTTTTATAGATTTATGTGGTCATGAAAAGTATTTAAAATCAACTGTATTGGGGCTTACGAATTCATTTTCAGATTATAGTATGTTAGTAATTGGAATGAATCGTGGAATTACAGATATAACCCAACAACATTTAATTTTATCTTTATCATTAAAGGTTCCTATATTCACAGTTTTAACAAAAATAGATTTATGTACTGAATCTATTTATAATCAAGTTTTTAATAATTATATAAAGTTATTAAAAAAGACAGGTTTCAAAGGTTATTTGGTAGATAGCGAAAAAAAATTGGAAAATGCTTTAAGTTTTACTAATAATAAAAAAAATAGGAAAATTCCAATATTTAATATTTCAAATAAAACTGGTAAGGGTTTAAATTTTTTAAAAGATTTTGTAAATGAATTACAACCATCTGGAATCTGGAAACAATTTGTAAATGAAGATGAGTCGGTTATGTATATAGATTGCACCTATAATGTTCCTGGTGTAGGATTAGTTTTAAGTGGGACGGTTACACAAGGTTGTATAAAAAGGGGTCAAATTTTATTTCTAGGTCCTTATAATCATAATAATCCGTTTAGGAGAATAGTTGCCAAAACGTTACATAATAATGTAAGACAATCAGTTTTAGAATTGAAGTCTGGTGATACTGGTTGTATAGCAATACGAGGAATAAAAAATATAGTAAAACGGGATAAGATAACCAAAGGATTTATTATAACGAGTAAAGAACAGCCAGTAACTAGAAAATTTATAGCAGATATATATATATTAAAGACTAATCGAACATCAATTCGTAAAGGATTTGAAGGAACATTTTATTGTAGAAATGTAAAATGTACTGCTCGTATCTTACAAATACATGATAAAAAAAATAAGGAGATTAATTGTTTGCGAGGGGGTGAAAGAGCTTATGTAAAATTGGAATTATTAAAAGGTGATAGATTTTTAGAGCCTAAGAGTAAAATTATTTTTCGCGAAGGTTTAGTAAAAGCAGTTGGAAAAGTTTATAAATGTTTATAAAATTGGACTGGAAAATTAAATTATTTAATAATTTAAGATTGTCTAAAAAATTTAATTTTCATAATTTCTATAAAATAATTCTCTATGATTATATCATCAAAATATAATTCAGCAAATTCTTCTGTTGCGTGTTTTATAAACATTGAATCGTGAAAATTATCAAACCACAATTTAATTACATTATTTGAATAATTAATATAATTAAATACATTTGGTTTACAAATATATCTAATTTTTTCAAATTTTTTTCTAGATTTTCCTATTAAGCAAGTATTTAGTGTTTCGAGTGAAACTGGCTTCTCAAAAAAAGAACTCATATCATTTTTCATTAAAAAATCATATAAATTATCATAAATATGGGAATACAGAATATCTTTATCAATATCATTAAAACAATGATATGACATAATAATCTGTGTTGTATTTTCACAAAGATGTTTAGAAATCATGATACTAATAATTACGTTATTATATTGTAATATAATCAATTTTAATAATTTTATTTTTATAATGCCTGTTGATTATTTTTATGCATATATGATTTGAGAGATATATTTTTTTTGATACAATAAAATTTTACAAATCCACTTGTATAACATCCTATTAATTTTTTAAATTGTGTTAATAAGAATAAATCAATGATAGCATAATGTTGTCCTCTTTTATATTGATTCATTAAATTACATTGTTTTTTAGTACAATTTTGATCATAAAATTTTTGTGGGAAAGATATTATTCTATTTTTATATATTTTTTTAAATTTGTTAAATGATTTTTTGTTGTCTGTTGCTAAAAAGAATTTAACATTTTTGTTTAACTTTATTTCTTTATTCATATCTTTAATATATAAATCATCAGTTTTGAGTTTCATATCGTGTAGTTTATATATTGGTTGAAATTGTTTGAATGTATCTCCTCTACGAATATGAACACCTATAATATTTTTATCAATTTGTCCATTTTTATATAATTTTTGTTTAATAAATTTGTTGATGATACTTTGTACGTGTGGTGCTGGAGTGACGTTTTCTCTTATTATTTTATCAGTTTTTTTATTTAATTTGTTATAATTTTTTTGAATATTTGTAGCAAATCGGACTTGTGGTTCCGCAGTTGGTCGAAGATAACCTTTATAATATATATTATTGCCAGCAAGTAATATTTTATCACTTTTTTTAGTTCGTATACCCAAAGATTTATTTTTTATTTTTAATGCTTGTAAAAAAAAATCTTTATAAATTTGTTCGAATTTTGTTTTTGTATTATTAAAATCATTTTCGTTGATTAATTTATGATTAACTTTTTTAATTAATGATTGAAATTTTTTCTTATCAATAAAGTTTAAATTCAAATTATTTGAAAAAAGGTTTCCGAATTTAATATTGGAAAATTGTTTGGACGGTTTCCAATAAATATATAATTTTTTGTTTAACTTATCTGCTAATACTTTCCATGATATAATTGTATAAATTCTGTCACATAGTCCATTGATTGGTTCAATAATTATAAATGTTTTTTTGTCATTTTTTTGTAAAAAGTGTTCTTGTGTATTAAAATTTTTAATATCTTTTATGGTAAAATATATTATAATAAAAATAAATATAATTGTAATAAGTTTAATATAATTCGGTATTTTCATTATCTTTATGATAAACAAATATTTTAAATATATTTAAATAAATATTTAAAGTATAATTTATAGTTCTTCATAAAATAAAAACTTCTTGTTATTATAATATAATTAGTAATATATTATGAAAATGGAATTAATAAATGAAGATTTTTATAAATTAGATGGTAATTTAAGTGATAAATTGGATTTTTATCTTGATCATTTAGAATTATTACGATTAATATATCTAAATCAATATATTACGTTTATAACTAAACGTAGTTATTCAACAAGAATGAAAGGTTCTTTATGTTTGTGTGAAAGAGATATATTAAATAAAATTTCAAAAATAAATTGTTTAATAAAGCGTTCTACTGAAAATGAGTTAAAAAATGCTTTAACAAAAATAAAAATTTTTGAAAAAATAGTTGAAAAAATTCAAGAGGATATTCCTAGATTTAACAATAAATTGTTAAAAACAAGTGAAAGTAATAATAATAATAATAATATTAATGTTAATATTGATATTATTGATGATAATGGAAATAACTTAACAAAGAATAGTAATATAAATTCTTCACAAATTTTATTAAATCAAAGATCTTCATTTCAAATCAATAAAGAAAAGAAAAAGAAACGATTAGATGAATTACGAAGATTAAATTCCGACATGACAATATTAAAAGAAATGTTTATAGATTTACAACATTTAACATCTGAACAAGAACCACTTATAGATAATATTTTAGAAAATGTTGATGATAGTAATATTAATACGGAACAGGCTGTAGTTGAATTAAGATATGCTCAAAATTATCAAGTAAACATGTTTGGATATAAATTAGCATTAGTCGGTGGAGTATGTGGAGCTTTGGTTGGTGGTCCAGTTGGTTTTGTAATAATTGGAACAAAAATAGCAATTGGCGTTGGTGCTGCAACTTGTGGAGTTGTCGGATTATTTAGTGGAAATCGTGTATCTGAGGGATTTAGAGAAGATTTACCAGAAGAATCATCTAATGAAAATTAATGAGAAATTTGTAATAGTATCCAATAATTTTTTTTATTATATTTTTTATATAAAATTGTATGAGATGATGAAAAAAATTTTATTTGTTCGCGTGTGTGTTCTAAAATGTTTTGTTTTTCATTATATATTTTTTTATCATAATCTGGTGAAGTTGGATCGTATTTTTTGGAGGAAAATGTTTTTGTCGGTTCTAAAATAAAAATTAGTCCATTTTCATTAATATTTTCCAAAATTTTATTCAAACTTTTTTGAATATTTTTTGTATAATGTAATGAATGACTAAACATTATCATATCGAATGTTTTAGTAAATGGTATATTTTCTGCACTTCCTTTATAAAAACGAATATTTTTAAATTTATAATGTTTGTTATTTTGTCTTGCGCTGGTAAGCATAGGTAAACTTGGATCAATCCCGTATATTCGATGTACATATGGACTAAGAGCGAATTCAAAAAAACCATTTCCACAACCGATATCTAAAATATCCATTCTTGATAAATCTTTTTGTGTATATTTATTAAGAATAGATACAATGATTTTACCATATTTGGTAACTCTATCGTTAATATTAATAATATTTTGATATGGTTCCATGATGAAATTGTTTGATATCATCAAACAATATTTTTCATTTTTAATTTTTTTTTTAAATAAAAAAAATTGATTTTTCAAAGTATTATTAAATTAAAATAAATTTAAAATTTAAATTATTTAAATAAAACTTAAATAAAATTATATATCTAATATAAGATTAAAATGGAAATCGTTTATACTTATTCCCTCGAACTTCTTTATTCATTTGAGAATAAAGAATATGAAGCATTAAATCCTGAAATTTATGAATTAATTAATTCTAGAGAAATACGGGATTATGTTACATATAAACCATCTAAACAAACTACAAATTTTCTTTTTAGAAATGTAGAAATATCAGATGAAGAAATTATAAAAAGAATTAATGGTTTATTGAACAAGATTACAGAAAATAATTTTGAAAAAATTTATGACAAAATAAATTCTATTTTGAAGAATGATAATATTATTGACAGTATGATTGATAAAGTGTTTGACAAGGCAATTGTTCAAACAGATTTTTGTAAATTGTATGCACAAATTTGTGCAAAATTTTGTAATAATCAAGAAGAAGAAGTTTTATCTACTTCTATAAAAGAAAGTTTGTTGAGAAAATGTAACGAAATGTATATAGAATGTTTACAAGAAGATGATTATGAGAAGATAAATACTCATAATTATGAAGAATTTTGTAAATATATGAAAAATAAAAAAAAATTAATTGGTATATTTCACTTTATGGGCAATTTACACAAACAAAAACTTGCAAGTGATAAAGATATATCGACATATATTAATCTTTTAGTAAAAAAGATTAAATTTTATCAAAAGATTGATAAAATGGAGCAGGAACAAAAAGAACTCCTTGAAAATTTATGTGAATGTTTGTGCAAATTATTGCAGACTGTTCATGATTCATTAGAAATTTTAAAAGACTTAATTGAACTTGAGAATCAAATTAAATGTTTTACTGAAGATGAAATAAATTTTTCACCTCGTATTCGTTTTATGTTTTTAGATTTACAAGAGATTTTTAAAAAATTAAATTCAAAACCAAAATATGTAGCTAAATTTGGTATAACAATACCTTCATCGTTTTCTTCAAAAAGTGATAAATATTCTAGTAGTAATAAAAGTTGGAAAAGTACTTCTTCTAAAGATTATAGTAAACAGAATAAATTTAATAAATATAATAATAATAATAGAGGTTATTCTGATAATAGGAATAGGAGTAAGAATAAAGAGTATTCTAATTCTAGAAGTAGAAATAAAAATAAGGGTTATTCTGATACTAGAAATAATCAAGATTATTCTAATAATAGAAATAGACCTAGAAGTAATAAAGGTTATTCTGATACTAGAAATACTAGAAATACTAGAAGTAATAGAGGTTATTCTGATACTAGAAGTAATCAAGATTATTATCCTAGTGAACAAAATGATGTAACGAATACTCGTAAAAAGTATAATAAATCTCAAAAAAAATCATATTATAATAACAGTGATAAATATACGAATCGGGATACAGATTCATATTCTAATGATTATGGTAATAGTGAATATAAGTTATCAAATACATATACCAGAAAATATAATTCATCTTCAAATAGTGGATATAAACGAAAGAGGGATAATCGGAAATATAAAGATTCAAAAAAAGAGTATGAAAATTTAAAAAATGAAAAGACAGAAGAATTAAAGAATAAGAGATTTGATATTTTGGATTAATTTATTATTTTATTATTTTAATAAGATTATATTTGTCTATAATATATAATTAGTGATGTCAAATTTGAAACCTTTTTTAGTAACATCTCGTTATGGTAATTTTAATGATTATATAAAAACTCGTTTTAGTAAATTATTAGAGGATAAATTCGCAAATGAAAATGAAAGTACAAATATGTGTATATGTCCTTCTTGTGAAGGATATTGTAATACATTAAATAAAAAACAATGTGAAAGTGAGGAAAGTAAATGTTTATGGTATACTAAAACTAAACCGAAATGTAAAACTATTCGCACTACATTATTTTGTGACTGTGATAAAAAATATTCCAAAAAAACTGGGACTGGAATGATGATACATCAACGTTTTTTAAGTCAATATATGGAAATTCATAATATTACTAAACAACCATATAGTAAAGGATTATTAATATATCATGGTTTAGGTTCTGGTAAGACAAGAACTGGTATAATTCTTTCAAATATCGCACGTTCATATATTATAAAAGATAAGGTTTTTAAAAGAAAAATTATTATTATGATACCAGCCAATTTAAATTTAGATCCTTGGATTAAAGAATTATCATCTGATTTAAACTTTAATATAGAATTACGGGATGATTTAAATCAATCTCGGAAACTTAATAAAAATAAATCAGATAAGGAGCAAATTCGTTTATATAAAAAAATTTGCAAAAAACACGATGTATATATAATTCATTATAATGCTGATGGTGCAAAAGGTGGATGGCGAAGTGATTTAAAGTCTTTACCAACTCGTAAAAAAGATTATTTTACAAATAAATATAATAATAATTATAATGAAGATGATTTAAGTAGATTGAATCCATTTGATGATTCAATTGTAATTATTGACGAGGTTCATAATTTAAGTAATAATTTTGCAAGTAATTATGAAGATGATAAAAAAAAGAAAAATTCAAAAGTAAATTTAATTTATCATCAATTTTTACAGGCTGAAAATTCAAAAATTTTTTTATTAACAGGAACTCCAATTATCAATAAGCCTTTTGAATTAATATTTTTATTGAATATGGTAAGAGGAAAAGTTTCATACAAAAACAAATCTTTAAAATTTAAGGAAGATGAAGAATTTTTTGAAGGAAGATTTTTTAAAAATGTTAAAAATGAATGGTATATTAAAAATGAGCGATTATTTAAATCTAGGATAAATGGTTTGGTATCATATTATTCTGGTATAAATAACGAAGTTTTTGCTGATAAAATATTTAGAGAGTATACTCTTTTAATGAAAGGCAGATTTAAGAATATATATATGAATTCTTGGAAACAAGAGAGTTTAATAACCAAAGATATTTCAGAAGATACTGATGAAATATTTAGTTCACATGTATTGAGTCAACAAGCATCAAATTTTTGTTATCCAGCCTGGATATTTAGTATAAATGAGCAAAAAAAAATGAATTTATCAAAAGATGGTAAAAAAATTATTCTTAATAAAATTTTTCCTCACGTTATGACAATTAGAAGGAGAAAATATACTTTTGAAGGTATTCCTCGTTCAGAACAGCGTAGTGAAGCTATGAGATTATTAGATACAGATGATAAGTTTTTACATATTGATAATAAATTAAAAGAATATTCACAAAAAATGTATGTAATTATAAGAAAAATTATCCAATCAAATGGACCTGTATTAGTTTATTCAAAATTTAAAGGTGGTTATGGTATTGGTATTTTATCTCTTGCTTTAGAACAAAATGGTTTTTTTAATTATGATAAATGTCGTAAAAATAAATGTATTACCAAAAATAAATCTATAAATGGTTCATATATGACATGGACACCAGAAACAAGAAAAGATGAATTAAGATCTATTTATAATAGTTATGAAAATAGAAATGGAGATGTTATAAAAGTTTTTTTAATGACTGAAGCTGGAAAGGAAGGTATTAATTTAGTTGGTGTTCGTCAAGTTCATATTTTAGAACCTTGGTGGAATAATGTAGTAGATCGTCAGGTAATAGGAAGAGCTGTAAGAATTTGTTCTCATGCTCATATTGATAAAAGTTCTTTTAAAGATTTTACTAAAAAAATCCCAACTTCAGTTAATAAATGGTTAGTAAATGTATTTAAATATTCGTCTATGACCACAAACAAAAAAGGAGAACTTGATCCAAAAAGTTCTATTGATATTAGAATAAAACAAACTGCTGATTTAAAAAGAGGAAAAGAAAATAAAATTGTTAAATTATTACAAGAACAATCTTTAGATTGTTGGTTATATAATTCAAATGAAGAACAAACAGTAAAAATTAATGGTATTTGTGATAATAGAAGTAAATTATATGATAATTTTGTATTTTGGGAAACTGATGATGGTGATGATTATAAAAAAAGTGATTTGTTAAAAGTAGTATATAATAATAAAGATTTATGGATTATTAAAAAAACAAATGTCGCACTAATTAAATACGGAGACGGCAATTTTCGTCGTGTTGGGACATATAATCAACGAAATAAACAAATAACCATTGATAATTATGATAATTCATATGTAATCCCGAAGGAATCTATGACAAATCAATTACCTGGTTCAAAAGATGAACAACATAATATAAGAACTGATAAACAAGGTTTATACAGTATAACAAGACGTGGTGATGGTAAAATTATAAGTAAATATTTAAAATATTTATCTTCATTTGGTTCAAAGAAATTTCGCAATAGTTTAAAAAATGGTATTGCTATAGATTTAACACTTGGTGTAGGTGGTGATTCAATTATATTTTCTAAATATTTTAAAACGATACATTCTTTTGAAATTAATCCAGAAAGATGTCAAATGGCTAAGGAAAATATAACAAATGTATTAAATATACAAAATATTAATATTAGATGCATCGATTCAATGACAATCATTAATAATTTTAAAAAATACTTAAAATATATAGGAGCTGACAAAGTTCACTTAATTCATGGAGATTTTCCTTGGGGTGGAAAAGATTATGGAAAAAAAGAAAGAATTCAAAATTTAAATTTAGAAGAATATGATTGGGATTACAAAACTGATAATCTTAAATCTTCAGAAAAGCGAATGGGATTATATGAAATGATAAAAAAAATGATTAAATATACAAGTTTTATTTCTTTAAAACTTCCATTTAATTTTGATTTAGAGTATATGGAAAAGAAATTAAAAACTAAAGTTCATATATACCCAGTTTCAAAAAAAATTAATATTGTGATAATTGATGTAGATAATAATTTAAATACGTGGGATTATAAAGATTAAACTATAGATAAATTCATTTTTATATCTAATAAATTGTTTTTATATGAAAAATAAAATCTTAAATAAGATATATATATAAATACCATGATTAATAATATTATTAGTACAATTACTTCAACTTTTAAAAAATTAGCAGGTGGTTCTTGTTGGAAAGTTATCCTTCTTGTTGCCATCTTAGTAGCAGCAGCAGGATTTATTTACTACAGATTTTTCAAAGTAGAAAAATTTGAAGAAGAAGAAGATTCTCCAGATATGGATGAAATGGACGAAGAAATTGAAGAATTTGATGATGAAGATTTAGATATGGATGATGATGAAGAATTTGCTGGAATTGGAGATATGGATGACGAAGAAATGCAAAATCTTGGACAACTTTAAATTTAAAGTAATTTTATGTATTATCTATTTATTGTCTATTTAAGTTAATTACTCAATTAGAATTAAGTAATTAATTTAAAACTATAAGTATAATTTATTTTTAACAAATTTTTATTTTTTTTACATTCCAAATACAACCATAAGAATTGTTAAAATTCCATATATTGGATAATTCAATATCACATTCTAATTTGTCCATTTCTGAAATAGAAGAAGTGGGAATTAAATTTCCTTCATTGTCAAGTACATCAAAATTATAACGACCATATTTAGAGGGAAGTTTTACTTTCCATGAGTTATTATTATAGTAAAAACAATTAATATACTTTTTGTTACCATTTCCAAGTAATTCTAATACATCATCACTTCTATTTATACTATCAATTTGACGCAAAAATGATACTAAAACAGGATGATTACTCATATCTAAACGCATATAAAATTTGTTTTTATTATCAGATTCAATTCCATTAATTGTTTTTATAATTGGTGTTTTAATAACAATTTTTTTACCATTTAGAAATAAATTTATATTTGAACCATAACTTTTTGTAAATTTTACAAAATTTAAATTAATTTTTTCGACATCCATTATATATTTATTTATATAAATATATAAATATATTTATATTAAAAATTTATATTGATCAGCATAATGAGACAATTGTTCTATTACACTAAATGTAATAGCTTGTCCACAAGACACTCTGAATAATCTTAAACCTAATCCTTTATATAAAGAACTGACTCCTTCCGTTCTAATAATTTTTTGACAACAATCCAAAATTCCGTTATATTTATTGTCAAATCTTGGGTTCATATACCTAGTTTTGACAACATCAAATGGATTATTTAGTAATGGTCCAGCTGAACCACTAATCAAAGCAGCACCCATTACCATTGGAATATTTGGTTTTTCTCCTGGTTTTATAATCTTTTCTCTTAATTTCATATAAATAGTAAAATTTGAACCTTGATTTATTGACTGCCTTAAACAAGTTGATGTAAATCCCCTATACATTCCTTTTATCCCTTTTTCTAATTTTACTCGTTTTATTGCAGAGATTGGGTCAGCAATAGAATTACGAGTTTGTAAATTTGTTTTTATTAATTCAAATGGTGTAATGAATAAACTTTCAACAAAACCTGCTGTTGCACCAGCAGCAAAATTTTTATAAAAAACATCGCTTTTTCCACGAAGGAGTTCGAATGTTCCAAATCTTAATGCATATTTTACGGACATTTGACCCATAAATGGTGTTAATCCTTTATAGAGATTTAATACGCCATTCTGTTTTATAGTTTTAGATAATCCTATATATTGATTAGATTGTCTTCGAACTTTAATGGTATCAAATGGTTGCATTACTAATGCTTCGCAAATTCCACCAATTGGCCCGAAAGCCATTCTTCTTTTCTTTTCTTTTTCCATCTCCTATACTTATTTATTATAAAATTTAATGTTAATAAAATACTTAATTGATATTATAAAATAATATCGTAAAATAGTATTATGAAATTAAATCATAAGACGGTATTGTCATAAATTCGATTGGTTCTTTTGAAAAAATCATTTTATTTAATAAATTTTTTATTAAAGTATTGTGTTTATATTTTGTAGTATCTGTTAATAATATGTTATTTATATAGTCTTTGTCAATTCGTTTTCCATTTACTAAAATTTTATGATAAATCCATTGCCATAATTGCATTCTACTAATTTCAGCTGTTGCCGCATCTTCCATTTTATTATTAATTGCTACACATCCAATTCCTGATATCCATGAATCTAAATATTTAAGACACGTTAAAACATTTTCTCTAACACCTTCATGTGTAATAGTACCTTTTGGAATTTCTAATAAATCTTTCCCATTTATATTACATTTATTATCATTTTTAATAACTTTAAAATGATTAAAAGCATCTAAAGCAACTTGTAATAATCCTGGGTGAGCAATCCAAGTACCATCCATTCCAGATTCAGCTTCGAATAATTTATCTTCATAGACCTTTTTTAAATTCTTTTTATGTAAATCTATATCTCTACTAGGAACTTCAGCAGCCATACCTCCCATAGCATATGCTCCTCTTTTATGACAGGTATAAGTCAATAATTTTACGTATGATTTCATGAAATGAACATTCATTGTTATTTGACTTCTATTTGGTAAAATAAATTTGGAATTATATCGGAATTTTTTAATAAAACTAAATATATAATCCCATCTACCACAATTTAAACCAACAATATAGTCTTTAAGAGAAAATAATATTTCTTCCATTTGAAATGCTGCTAAAATATGTTCAATCAAAATTGTTGCTTTAATCGAACCAATATTCAAATTAACATAATTTTCTGAATATAAAAATATATCATTCCATAATTGAGATTCTTTATGATTTTCTAATTTTGGTAAATAAAAATAAGGACCAGCACCATTTTTTAACAATTGTTTATAGTTTGTTATGAAATATAAACCAAAATCAAATAAGCTAGCTCTAATACTTTTACCATCAATTACCATATTTTTTTCAAGTAAGTGAAATCCTCGCGGTCTTACTAAAAGGGTAGATATCTCACTATTTAATTGGTAATGTTTATTTTTATAACTATCAAAAAATGTTATTTCTCTTGTTATAGCATCTCGCAAATTAATTTGCCCGTTAATCATATTTTCCCATGTAGGACTCGATGAATCTTCAAAATCGGCCATAAAACAATTCGCACCAGAATTTAAAGCATTTATTATCATTTTTCTACCAACTGGACCAGTAATTTCAACAGTTCTTTCTAGAAGAGGAGTAGGAATTTTACCAACCTTCCATTCGTTATTATCTCTAATATGTTTTGTTTCTTCTAAAAATTGAGGTGTATAACCATCATCTAATTTTTTTTGTAAAATAATTCTTTCTTTTAAAAGATTTTCTAATCTATCATTAAATTTATTATGTAAATCAATCAAAAATTTTGTAGATAATTTGTTAAAAAGAGAATTATCAACAGAATCATTTATTTTTAAGTTAACCATTTTTGATTTTTATATATAATCGTATATGTATTCTTTTAACTCAATTATATCAAATATATACATAATTCTTATTAAAAAAAATCATTTAATTTTATCATTTATAATTTCAATTGTTTCAATTTCTTCTTCTTCTTTTTGAATGTCAATTTTTTCTACATTTTCATTTATTAATTGACTATTTTCAGGTATTGTTTCTAACTTTATTTCATTTTCTTTAATCTCTTGAATTTTTTCAGATATCGTTTCTAACTTTATTTCATTTTCTTTAATCTCTTGAATTTTTTCAGGTATCGTTTCTAACTTTATTTCATTTTCTTCTTCTTTATTGAGATTTTCTTTTTTTTCTTCATTTTTTTTTAAAAAGTCATCCATTTCCATTTTATTAAAAATTTCATTGATATCAATATCCTGTATATTTTTTTCATCACCTTTATAAACATAATTAATATTTAATATTAAATCTTTGAATAATTTTTCAAAAACTTCATCATTAATATGTTCTTTCTCCCCCTCTATTTTTTCTACAATAATTTGTGATATACAGGGTAATGAATAAAATATAACTTTATCTTTATCAGATGATTTTCTAAATTTTATAATAAAACGAAGTGTAGCAAAACACCCTTTGTAATATTCAGATGTTTTATCTTTTTTATGAATCCTGTAAAAAAATTGTTTAAACCATTCTGGAATGTATTTTACTTTATCAGCAAATTGTTCAATCTCACTTTCTTTAAATGTAAAATCCATTTTTACAAAATATTATTATACTGTTATATTCAAATTATAATAATATTCTTAACTATTTCTTATTAAAAAATATTTTTAATTAAAATTGATTTTAATACATTTTTTCATTAATAACTATATAATGACTACTAACGAAGAGTATAATAAAATTAAAGATTTAGATATAACTTATAAACGGTTATCTAAAAAAAGTAAACATTTAGAATATGATCTTGAATGTACCAAATATGAAATGGAAAAATTAAAAAAAGAAATTAAACAAAAATGTTCTCATAATAGTATTACACATTATATTCAACCATCCTGGGAACGTTCACAACATAGTTATACGTGTCAAATATGTGGTTTTGATTTATATAGTGATGAATACGATTATAGAAATATTACAAAAGTTGTTGATATGTAAATGTTTGTATCCGTATAAATAATAATATTAATACATAATAATTTTAATAAAGAGAATGTCTACGGTTTCAGTTCCACAGCTTCTTGTAGGGCCAAACGAATCATCATCTCTAATCAGAAGTGACAGTCAGTTTACTACAAAAAAATTAACATTAACTGGTGATGACGATGGTGTAGCATTAAATATAGTAAGTACAAGTGCTTCTTCAATAAAAACTTTGGGAGGTATGGATATTACTGGTCAAACAATCTATACAAATACAACGGATGTTACAATTGATGAAAATACAGGTGTTCGATCCGCAGCTTTTGAAATTGATGGCGGTTTAGTTATTAGAAAAAAAATTGATGTCCAAGGTGATGCTTGTTTTCAAGGAACAATTTTTAATGAAGATATTGCAACGAAAAATAACTTGGTATCTCAAGGTGATTTAGCTATTATTGATATCTTATATGCTAAAAGAATATATTGTATAAATGTTAAAACTTATAGTGATCCAGATACATTAGCGGCAAATCCTAATGTACCAATTGCAGACGGTGGTAATGCTGTTCTTGATATTGTTATATGTACTACTATATTTACTCCAGATTTAAATGTTTTAGAGGACGAATCTTTAAATACTGATTTGTGTGGTGACGACGATATTCAAACAGTTCTTCATTACTATAGAGGTGAAAATTTCACAGGTAAATATTGTATTATTGATGAATTACATGCAACTCAAATATACTGTCCATCTGTATATTGTGTTAGAGGGCGACCAATGGACTTTGGTTTTGGTGGTTTCTCAAATGCATCAGCAGGAACAATTTTAGGTACAAAAACATATCTTGGTGGTGTCCAAGCAGAAGATACTTGGAGAGCTATGATTGATACAGATGCTCAAAGTGAATCATATTTGCGATTACGTTTCCAACGATTTAATGGTTTGACAGATACATATGAAGATCCACCATCTGATTATAGGATATGGATGTCATATAGAGATTATGATATTGTAAATGCAACATGGGATATTGTTCGCGGGGTTACAGCAAATGGAAATATGTACTTTTTAGAAAAACAACAAGGAGCAGATACAAGTTATATTAGTACTGATGTGTCTACAATAGTACGTGGAGCGATATCAGCAGGATATTATATGAATCGTGTCTACGTTTCATACGAAGTTCTAGATGCTGCAATTACTTCAATTTCCTGTTCGGTTCAAAGAAAAGTATTCGATAGAACTTCAACTTCAGGTGGAATTTCACTTGTAAATATTGCTATTACAGGTGGAAATTTATCTTCGGGAACAATTATTGGCGATCATCATAGATATATTGAGATGGCAGATACTACTGTTGCAGACTCTCACGCAACATTTCAAATGGAAATTGTAATTGTTGCAAATGCAACTTCAACAATTCGTTTTCATGGATGTTTTATTGAATTTACGAAACAAGAAATGTCTGGATTTTAATCTACATTCTCCATTTCATCATCTAAATTTGATATATTATTTGAATTTTGTTGTAAAGAAGGTGGCATAAATTCTAAAGGTGGTACAAATTCTAAAGGTGTTATAGGTAATAATTGTGGTGGTGGTGGTGGTGGCGATTGAATTATAGTGTTATTATTTGCTGGAGGTTCATCACCAAATGCTTCATAATTATTATGAATAATTTCATTTATTGCTAAAGCTCTTATATGTTGATAGTCATCTGTAATATCTAAAATATTATTAATTATTTTTAGAATATATAAAAGTATTTGATCTTTATATTTTTTTTCTTCAGATTTACTTAATCTAGTTCTAGAATAAATGTTATATATATCAATAACCTTATGGTATATAGTTTTATCAATAAATTTATCAAGTAAAGGACTTGTCATCATATCCTGCAGGTAATAAAACAAAAACGTAATATTAAATTTTAATAATTTATCAATATCTGGATATATATTTAAAAATTTCATCTTATTGTATGTACTTGCTAAAGTTGATGTTACTACTGATTCTGTTGGAATTATACTAGGTATAATTACGTCAATTTTATTATCTATGAGTTTTTTAATTATTCGTTTTATTTGTAATATGATTTCATTTGGGAAATCATTCAATGTATATGGATTTTTATTACTGATTTTTAATATTTCATTCAAAGATCTGATATCAAAAGCATAATATTGTGAAACAGATTCAGAATATTTATAAAAATAAAATTTTGGAACATTTTTGATTTCATCACCTAATAATGTATAATTATTTTGATAATTAATATACATATTTTTGTATTGTGCACTAAAATCTTTGAATTTTTGTCTAGTCAAAAAATTTTTAATATTATTTTGAATTAATGTAATTTTTTGATTCGATGATTCAAATAAATCATTTAGGCGACGGCGTTTATTTTTAATTTGTTGAATGATAGTTCTGTCACAACTATATAATAATAAAATATCAGTTTCGTCAATTAATCCTGCCTCTTTTAACATAATATATTTTCGTTTATAGTTCATGGCTTGCTTACAAAGAAACTATAATATAAAACAATATAATTGTATAATAATAAGTTTTATTAATTATTGTTTATTTAAATAAATGATAAAAAATAAATATTGAAATATAATTATTTTCTCATATATTACTATATAATAAACATAATGAATAATACTCATAAAGGTTGCCCAAATGATGTCGGAAAACGTCACTTCACAGATTATAGACCATCAAAAGCTCTTTATACTGATATTAAAAGTAATGCTGAATTCAGACAATATATGCAAAGAAATGGTGAAAAAATTATTACTTCTTTAAGAGATTTAGCAATTAAAGAAAATAAATGTTGTGCTTGTGAAAATCCAAAATTTGCTTCAGAAACTTGTTCCGGAAAACAATCACCAGGATTACCAGGTGTTGTAGATGATAACAAAACTACTTATAAAAATATGAATGCTTTTTAAATTATAAATTTCTAAAAAATTTTTTAAATATAAATTATGTTTTTTGTAAAATTACAATTAACATAGTATATTTTATTATTATTATCATTTAATAACCAGTGGTAACCTTTTTTATTAATTCAGATACTTGATAATCTTTACCATCTAAAATTTTTTCTGCGGCATTAATGTAACATTTTTGCTGGGTTCTACTTTTTTCGACAGTAATTTGTTTTAATAAATCGTATAATATCAAAATTTGCCGTTCAGACCATAAATTTTTTAATTTAATATACATTATATTATCTTCTTCATCTGTTTCTTCATCTATATTTGATGCCAATTTTCCTTGCATTAGACATGTATTGATTAAGCTTACATAATGTTCTAATGATACACGAGCAGTTCCTGCTTCATATGAATTTTGTAATTTTTCCATTCCCTTAGTTGCTAATTCAAAAATGAATTTTAAATTGTTATCTAATTTGGGAATATACCAAGATAAACTTTTTTTTATAGGGATTTCAAGTTTATGAAGATCATTTCTTTCATCTCCATTTGTCCATCGTATTACACCTTGATAAAAAGAAGCTTCCTGTACAGAAATACGATTTGAATAAATACCAATTTTTGTTCCATTTTTTTTATAATTCAACAAACAAAAACGAAATATTGTAGTTAGTGGATCAAGTATTTCGATTGGTTGTTGTTGTGGAATTGATATATAATTATATAGTTTGTATATATTGGAAACTTGACCAAACATTACTATATTATTATTCATTATATTTCTTAAATATAAAATATATAATTAAAAAGGATTAAGAAATATAAATTAATATATAAAGGATTAAGAAATATAAATTAATATATAATTATATAAGATGTGTGGAATTTTAGCTATATTTGGTCTATCTAATGATGCAGAAAATTGGAGAAAAAAAATATTACAACTCTCAAAATTAATTAGACATCGTGGTCCAGATTGGAATGGAATATATTGTTATAAAAATTGTATATTGGCACACGAACGATTGGCAATCGTTGGATTGATTAGTGGAGCTCAACCAATAACAAATAAAACGAAAGATATTTATATGACAATTAATGCTGAAATATATAATTACGTACAATTAAAAGAAGATCTTATTAAAAAATCCCCACAATATGCTGATCAATTTACTACCGATTCTGATTGTGAAGTATTAATTCATTTGTATAAAGAATATGGTCCAGATTTTATTACTAAATGTAAAATAAATGGTATGTATGCATTTGCTATATATGACAATATAAATGATATTTATATAATTGCTCGCGATCCAATGGGAATTATCCCATTATATATGGGATGGGGTAAAGATGGTTCAATATGGTTTTCTTCAGAAATGAAGGCAATTCAAGAAAATTGTGATAATTATCAAATTTTTCCACCAGGTTTTTATTATGTTGGTAAATCTGTAAATATTTCAAATGATGGTGTTATTAAACAATTTTATAATGAACGATGGTTTAATGATATTGAATATATTCCCAATAATAAATATGATACCACAGAATTTAGAGAACAATTTACCAATAGCGTAAAAAGACATCTCATGTCAGAAGTTCCTTATGGTGTACTTTTATCTGGTGGATTAGATTCATCAATCGTAGCAGCAATCGCGGCTCGTGAATATAAAAAATTAGGAAATTTAGATGTTATGCGATCATATTGTATTGGATTAAAAGATTCACCAGATATTAAAGCTGCGGAAAAGGTAGCAGAATTTATCGGAACACGACATTATTCTTTTATTTATACAATCCAAGAAGGACTAGATGCTATTTCTGATGTCATTTATCATTTAGAAACATTTGATGTAACTACAATAAGAGCATCAACGCCAATGTATTTGATGGCTAGAAAAATTAAGGCAACTGGTGTAAAAATGGTTTTAAGTGGTGAAGGAGCAGATGAAATATTTTGTGGTTATTTATATTTTTGTAAAGCACCCAATAAAGAAGAATTACATAAAGAATCAGTCAGAAAAGTTCATGATTTACATAAATTTGATAACAATAGAGCAAATAAATCTATGATGGCATGGGGTGTTGAAACAAGAGTTCCTTTTCTTGATAGAGAATTTATTGAATATGCTATGAATTTAGATCCTGAAGTAAAAATGTCCACTGGTCGCATTGAAAAGATGGCCATACGTGAAGCTTTTGATGTTAAAGACGATCCATATTTACCTGATGAAGTTTTATGGAGACAAAAAGAACAATTTTCAGATGGCGTTGGTTATAATTGGATAGATACTCTTAAACAAGTTGCTAATGAAAATGTGAGTGATTTACAAATGAAATACGCATCTTCGAGGTTTCCTATAGCATCACCTTCATCGAAGGAAGAATATATGTATAGAGAGATTTTTTCAAAACATTTCCCATCACCATCCGCTGCTAAAACAGTTCCGACTGGAAAATCAATTGCATGTAGTACTCCTATTGCAATTGAATGGGATAAATCTTTTAAAGATATGGCTGATCCATCTGGTAGAGCTATTAGTGGTGTTCATGTTGATGCGTATGAACAGATATAAATTCTTTTAAATCAGATATACATACAGAACAAAGATATCCATTCATTTGCTGATCTTCTAGTAACAAATTGCAAAAACATTTGGATTTTGAACACCTTAAACATGTTTCAAAAATTTTTTTACATTTTAAACAAAAACCTACATACTTTGATATTATTGTAATAATATCACAATTGAGTAGCATTAATAATACCTAGAAATTAATAATTAAGTTATAAAATATATTATATATTATAACTTGATTATGGAACAAGAAAAAAAAAAATTGAATGGTATGGTAAAAGAATTTCTAACCTACGATAATCAAATAGCACAAACTGAAAAAATTCTTAAAAAATATAGAGATAATTTAAAGGTCGCTAAAGAAAATAGAGAAAAATTAAAAAAAACTATTTATAATCAAATGAAAATTCTGGATACAGAGGAACTTGCTCTTGGTGAAATAGAAGGTCGAATTGAATTCTTTATTTCAAAGAAAAGAGATCCTTTAAATAAAGAATGGATTCAAGAACGTTGTCTAAAATTTTTTAATGGAGACAAAACAAAAGCAGACAATCTTTATGAATTTATATATAATCCCGAAAATAGAAATATAAATGAAAAAAGAACTATTAAAAGATTAAGACCTAGGAAAAAAAAAGATTAAATTTATTGTTTGGCACCAGTCCATGCTTCTGCATCAGCATTAGAGATAAATCTGGTTAAATTAGTATTACAAGAACCGCATGAACTTCTCATCATCCATCTACCATTTTTTGCTTGCTTAATATAGATATTTTTATCTGCTCTATCTTTTCTTACATTAGCTTTACAAGAAACGCAATAAAATTGTTCTTTATCTGATTTATTTTTTGGGGTAATTTTTTTTAAAGGTGAACGTAATCTATTTCTTGCTGTTTTTCTTCCACCAGATTTACCTCCAGTTAATTTAGTTACAGATTTTGTTGTTGTTTTGGTTGTTTTGGTTGTTTTATTAGTTTTAGTAACCATATTTATTTTATATTTTATACAAAGAAATTTATTTGTAAGTAAATATAGTTAAATTATTTTATTAAATATTTAATATCAAGTTACTTTATAGTATCAAAAAAATGTATAGAGTTTTATCAGATTTTTATTATTTTGGAAGAATGATAAAAGACAAGGCTATATTTATGTATTTCGAATATTTAGGAAATGAAGAAACACATATAATTGATTCTGTTGATAGAATAGATGTTATTGAAACAAACGACGGATTTTTAAATGCTTTTAAAAATTTATTTATAGAACCTACAAAAATTGTAGATAATATTTATTTAGGTAATGCCTATAATGCTTCAAATTTTAATCAATTAGACGAATTGAATATTAATACAATTATTAATGTTACAAATGAAATTCCAAATTATTTTGAAAATATCCAAGAATATGATTATTTTAAAATAAATATTAATGATACTAATTCAGATTCTATTAAAAATTTTTTTAATGAATCTAATCAATATATAAAAGAGATTCAACAACAAAAACCAAATAAAAATATATTAATTCATTGCTATATGGGTTCTAGCCGTTCTGCTACTATACTTACAGCATATTTATTGAAAAATTTTAATTTAAATCCAAAACAAGCATTTTCCCTGTTACAAGAAAAACGACCTGTTGTTAATATTAATACTCAGTTTTGGGATGAATTACAGGATTATTATTCAAATTTATAATAAATTAGTTTTCGTTTAAATTTATTTATTTAACTACTATATTAATATAAATATAACAATGAAAACAAAAAAATTAGATGTTAGAGATATTCTGGATGACAAAAATTCAGTTATAATTTGTATTAATAAACAAAAAATTAAATTAAAGGAAGAAGAATTTATTGAAATGGCTCTTATTCATAATGCGATTCAAAATGGATTTACCGTTAGGAAAAATATTGATAGTACACTTGAATTTAAAAAAGGAGCAACAAGAGAATTACGTAATAAAAATTTTACAAAAAAATTTATTGAAAAAAATATGGATATTACCACGTTACTCCAAAAAAAATAAAAATATACATTATTAGTAACAACCATGGATTATATAACTACTTCCAATATTGTTTTGGCATGGAAATGTTATAATTATGCAACTACCGTATATACTGTATATACCGTTTATTCTACAGTCAAATTTGTTTATGATAAATCCTCTGGAATAACAAAAGGTGTATATAAAATTTGTACAAAATATAACAAAAAAAAAGATGATGACGATGATGACGATGATGAATCTAAAAATAATATAGACTATAAAAATGAAGATTGGGAATTAGTTTAAATGTAATACCCGATATTTATTAAAATTGATTTTATAAAATACTATCTAAATATATTAAATATTATTTTATAAACATTCACTATAATAATACAAAATTCAAAATGACTACTACTTATTCTCTCGATTCTAGCAGTAATAAAATTCAAAAAATTTTTAGTATGTGTGCAGAAAATTGTCATAAATCAGATATGGCTAATAAACATTGTGCTATTATTACATCTGCTGGAAAGGTAGTTTCAATCGGTTATAATCACACTAGGACAAGGGCAAAAATTTTGTCATGTTCTGAACCAATCTGCGCAATTCACGCAGAAATTCATGCTTTGTTGAAGCTGATAAATTTGTTGAATAGGAGGTCCTACGACTTGAAAGGGAAGGAAAAGCGGTCGTGTATTTTATGAACCTAAAAAAATTTCAAAAAAAAAATATAATATTTTTGTTGCTCGCTTTTCAAATAAAGAATATAGGAATTCTCGCCCATGTTCTAATTGTATATCAACTCTTAAAAATATTCAAAATATCTCAAAAGTATATTACACACTGAATGATGGTAATTATGGTTGTGAAAAAATTAAAAATATGACTTCAGATCATGTTAGTAATGGATTCCGAGCTATTTTTAATCAATGTTTGAGGTAATATACCAATAATTAATTATGATTTTTATATAGGACTGATTTTATTTCTATCTTTAAATTAAAGAAGAGTTATGTTATATATTTTGTGTGGTATACTGATATTTTTACTTTTTCTTGCTTTTTTTAACAAATTTTGTAATATTACTGAAAATTTTGACGATGATACTTACAAAAAAATAAAATTAGCTAGGAAAAATTACGATTATCCATCAGATTTGAAAAATTTATATATTAAATATTTTACACAAGATGATTCATTACCTACTGCAATAAATAAACATGTTATTCACCCTAAGGTTATGTACCTTAATAGCGACAAAAAATATGAAACTATAAAAAATATTCTTGGTAAAATTACTAAAAAAACTGAAACAAAAATTATTAAAAAAAGGAACAAGTTTTTAAGTTTTGAAGCTGTTAATAAACTTGCTAATTTATTTATTTCCGATATTTTTAACAAAATTGATGGTGGAAAGGTATTCAAATTTGGAAAAACTATTAACCCAATTTCTAGACAAATTATTAATGATAAAATCATTAAATATGTGATACCTATGTTTATTTATGATTTGTCAGGAGTACAAAATCCAAATTGTATTACAAAAGTAATCGAAGGTAAAAGAAGTAATCATAATTTTTTAATACTTGCTGTTTTCGAATTTCCAATAAATGATGATAAAATTTTTAAAACTATTAAAAATTCTATAGTAGCAACATATTTAATGGGTTCATTACCAGAAGATCAACAATCTTTACCTCCTAAAAATTTCTTTGATAATGTATTTGATCATGATATGTATTATAGTTGGTTTCAAGAATATAAAATCATGTTAAATAAAGAAACTCAAAAAGAAATTCTTGATGATAAAGAAAATAAAAAATTTTTAGTTACTAATTGGACCACTGGAAAAGATTATTGTAAGGCTAAGAAAATTTCTGATGAAAGAGCTACCCCAGAATATAAAGCTAAAGTTGCTGCTGCCAAAAAAGCCGAAGAAGAAAGATTGGCTAAAGAAGCTGCAGCCGAAAAAGAAAGATTGGCTAAAGAAGCTGCCGCCAAAAAAGCAGAAGAAGAAAGATTAGCTAAAGAAGCTGCCGCCAAAAAAGCAGAAGAAGAAAGATTAGCTAAAGAAGCTGCCGCCAAAAAAGCAGAAGAAGAAAGATTATCTAAAGAAGCTGCCGCCAAAAAAGCAGAAGAAGAGAGATTAGCTAAAGAAAAAGCTGCTGGATGGGATATCGGTGATGGCATATCATCTAAAGAAATATATCTTGGAAAATCTACAGATGTTTACGAATGTGAAAAATTAGTTAAACAAAAGCAACCAACTGCTAATGGTGTTACATTCGGAGGTAGAAATAAATTATGTTATGCAGAATTTAATATGACTAAACGTAATACAAACAAAGTATGGAAAAGTAAATTTATTGAAACAATTTCTAAAGATGAGCAAGAAAGATTAGCTAAAATTGCAGAAGAAGAAAGATTATCTAAAGAAAAAGCTGCTGGCTGGGATATCGGTGATGGTCAAGGAGATAGGGAAATATATATTGGAACATCAACAGATGTTTATGGATGTGAAAAATTAGTTAAACAAAAACAACCTACCGCAAATGGTGCTACATGGGGACCCGTAAATAAAAAATGTTATGCAGAATTTGATATGAATGCACGTAATACAAGCAAATCATGGAAAAGTAAAATTTTTACTTGTAATGAATCTCTTTCAGGAATTAAAGATAATGGATATAGAGGTTGTCAAACTAAAACTGTATCTGGAAAAACTTGTATGAACTGGAATTCTCAATCACCACATAAACACGTTAATACACCCGAGAAGAAGAAAGATTTTGGAGTCGGAGACCATAATTATTGTAGAGATCCAGAAGAGGAGGGATTTCTTTGGTGTTATACTACTGATAAAAACAAAAGATGGGAAAAATGTGCCCCTATTAAAAAACAAGAAGGATTTACAAATATATCTAATAAGTCATACAATTCGATATTTAATAATGTATCATTAGTTTAAATCTGTTCTAAGAGAAATTTTTCATAATATTTTAGTAAATTTAAACCATAATTTTTTATTACATTATCATGATTTGTGTGAATAATATGTGATATATTACCAATAGTTTCGATGTCCCAATACTCAAAATTTAAATCGTTTATATAATAATTTAATAAATCAATACAATATTCATCATCATTTAATGATTGGATACAAATTAAAGAACTTTTTAAAATTCGTTTTTCTATGGGTGATGTTAAAAATAACTTTTTTGCAAGTAATGATATTTTACGATTTCGTTTCTTTTTATGCCAATCCAATAAAAATACTATTATTCCAATAGAAATAATAAAAAATAACAGGAATATACAATAATTTAACATTTTACATATTATTAGGTTCTTTCTCCTAACTTCTTTTAATATAGATTAATGTGTTAAATTAATGATATTTTTTTCATCATATTTGATAAATGAAAGATATTTTATTTAATAATATTAAAATTTTGTATGCTAATTCTTCAAAACAACAATCACACATAGGTATTAATGTTAATACTTATGAAATATATACTTTCTCGCAAGCATGTAAAATAGATAAAGCACAAATACAATGGGTTAAAGTTTATTTTAGAGAAAATGATATTCAAATTCACACACTTGTTGATGATGATTTTGATTCTTTTTGTCTATCTCAATATCTTGACCTTCTTCTTATAATCTATAAGAAAAAATATTGTACTTCTACTGAATAAAACAAAAATTATAGATATGTCCTTATATATATTGGATATAAATACGATATATATAAGAATCTAGAAGATTAAATTAAATTTAATTTGTTATTTGATTTATAAAACATCATAATCATTTGATATTCTTCTTGGGCATAAACAACATTGAGGTATTCCAAACCAACACCAAAAACATGTACAACATTCTAATGCTATAAACATTAAACCGTTACATTAACCTTTCTTAACATTAATTAATTAACATTAAGAGGTCTTAGGACACGTAACCTGCCCTGATATTTAATTGTTTGAAAAGTATAACGACATATATTTTAAATATAA